TTTCAACATCGCCCCCCACCCCACTTAAATCTTCTTCATCCCCCCCGCCAATGTCATCAGGTTTGTACCCTCCGCCTTTTGAACTGCCCTTTTTTTCTCCTCCACCATCAGGGCTTTTGTCCCCAAACCTGTCAGCAAGCATTTGAAGAGTTATTATTTCCCCATTTACCTGTATTTGTTGGATTTGGGTATAACTGAACCTATGGACTCCTCCATATTCGTCCTGTCCAACAGCGTCTATACTATCAGACAAGTCGCTCTTGTCAGAAATTGTGTACCACTCTTGATTGGCGTAAACTTTCAGTTCAGCGCCAACATCAATATATTGCTTCAATAACACATTATCGAATATTCTCATCGTCTTCCCTCTTCCTTCTTTTAGTATCTTTTTTGTCTTTGTCCTTCTGTTCCGGGTCAAAGTTCTTGCTTCTCTTCTTTACAAGTTTCTGCTTTACTGGAAGATCTTCAAAAACCTCCCAATCGCTGTTAACATCAAGTTTCATTTTACATTTGGGGATTTGTTTATAAGGTCAAAAAGTTGCTCTATGGAGAACTGCTTCCTCTGTGAATTAAATATCTTGGTATTTTTCAAGGCATCAACCCTTCCTTCGGTTATTGCTCTCTCAAGCCAATTAAACCCCTCTCTTTTGTAAAAAAGTTTCCCAATGAAAGAAGTGTTTTCCCTTGTCCGTATATTTCTTTCGGCAATGCTAAACCCCTATTTGGTTTATTTCCAGAGGATGTAAAAGGTTATGTTTTTTGTTTCTTGCTTTGTATCCACTTCTCGACTGTCATAGTAGGTTTCCACGCCAAACCATTTTTGGCATTTTCGTTATCAGCAAGTGTTGCAAAAGGTTCTTTCCTAGCTGGTAGATATGTTCTTGGGTGTTCAGGGTCAATTAGGTCACAAATCTCATTAACAGAGTAATTTTTCCCAGAACCTATGTTATAGGTGTTGAACATAGAAGCTATTGCTCTCGAACTTAACATAGCCCGTATATTTGCATCAACCACATCACCGACATATGTAAAGTCTCTCCTCTGATTCCCTGTTCCATATATCACAAACGGCTTTCCTTCTTCGTATAAGCGCATAAAGTATGGCAACATCTGTGGGTATTGGCCTGAAACAGGCTGGTTGTCTCCATACACATTGAAGTACCTGAGCACAACGCAATCCAAAAAATGTTTATCCCTATAAAACTTGCACAACTCTTCTCCATGAACCTTTGATAGCGCATAAGGGGACTCTGGCTCAAGTTTGTCACTTTCCTTTTGACCGTTTTTTAATTTAACGGCCATATTGTCTATATATCCTGCCAATTGACCGCCATAAACAGAACTGCTTGAGGAGAAGATAAACTTGCGTATTTCCCACTGCCTGCACGCTTCAAGTAGTGTGAGCGTTCCCGTCACATTTGTGTCGTAATACTTCATAGGGTTTTCAAATGAAGGTTGAACCCTTGCCTTTGCTGCCAAGTGAAAAACAGTATCGACATTGTGAAAAAGTCCGTGTCCCGGACTCAGTGTACTTATGTCCCGATTGTGAATCTCAAACTCCGATTCCGTGTCTGGGCTTGAGTTTGAGCAGTCGTCAATCCCCACCACCTCGTAATTTTCTTCAATTAACCTATTTATAAGATGTCGTCCAATAAAGCCGTTGCACCCAGTAACCAAAACTCTCAACTATCGTTTCTCCGAGTCAATTTTTTGACGGCAATATATAAGATTGCCCTCGTAGTGATTCAATGCTTTTATGTTTAACCTCAAACTCCCCAACTCCATCTCCCCAATTTCCCCACTATCAGTTAGGATGTCACTCAAATAACAAATGGCAATGTATTCGTCTTGCCCAAATGTCAACCCGTCTATTTCTACAATTACCTCTGGTTTCTCATAAATTTTTGGATTTACCCTGTTTGTAAGTTTGTATGTTGTGTTTGGCTGCTCCTCCGAGATGTATTGGGACACTGCCTCGTATGGCAGGTCAGTAACTATTGTGTCGCACCAAATCTCCAACGCAGCCAACAGGTTCAAATTACAATTCTTGACTACGAATCCAATGTTGTACTTGTGCGGCACTATCGGATGTAGGTACTCATCGTGCCTTACCATCGCGCCCCACTTCCTTATGAAATTTCTTGTAGAGCGTAGATTCTGTTCTTCCCACTCGCTACTGTTCTTTCCCACTTGTGTAAGATTTGGGTTGAACCTCGATCCTCTACTGGTTAGGTGATATACAAAGCCAATCCATGTCTGGATAAACTCGCACCCGTTTAGTTTGAGACGGTTAAATATGTCACTGTCTTCTTTTGATTGTGGTGCGAATAGTGGGTCATGTCCGCCTATTTCTTTGAACTCATCTACCCAAAATGCCCAAGGCGCAAACACGCCGTTTGTAGTTTTGGGAAGCGGTTCGTGTGTTTCAAAGTTATACTCAACTCTAAGCCGGTCTATATGATTTAACGCTTCAAGCAGTTTTTTTTCTTGAAAATTGCCAAAATCCTCTGGCTCTGTGCCACAGTTCAATATAACCTTCTCTGGTCCTTCTGGGTGAAGTGGGGGTTCTATTCGAGTGAGACTTACTACTCTGTTTTTCCTTCTCGCAATTGCTGTAAAGTCTGAACCTCCTTCCAACAGTTTACTGGTCCCTTTCCAATACATAAGGCGCTCAATTTCATCAAACGCTCCGGGACACAGGTACATGTCGCTATGGAATATCATTGCCATGTCTGTTTCCACTATGTCGTTCACAATCCTGTCGTACATAATTGTGTGACCCAGCCTCTTTCCTGTCGTATTCTCTATTGACTTCACAAGCGGGTCAGTTTTCTTTATTTCCTCAATCCACTCCTGCGTTCCATCCGTGCAATGGTCTATTCCGTAGCAAATATGTACCTCGTGGTCGCCCTGATTTTTTCTGATAGAGTTATAAGACCATTTCAGATACTTCAAATTGTCTCTCGTAGAGACTACTAAACTAATCTTCATCGCTAAAGGATTTTATGCAGTCAACTGCTTCTTGCAGTCTCTTTTTTGTGTTCACCGTTATTCTTACAGGAACTATCTACCGCTTTCGCACCTGTTTAATGGCTTTCTTCGGCCTTTTTGTTTTGTGCTTCATGTCTGAAAGCGGGGGAGTCTTTTGAGACCCCCCCCCTTGTCAGTTACTTGTGGATGATGGGGTCAAAGTAGTCCAACAACTGCCTTCCTGTGATCGTAATATACAATTGAGGGTTCGACAACAGTGCTGGGCGGCTTGCGAGTTTCAGAAAGACAATTGGTGTCTCTGATGGTACTGCACCTCCCAACCCCACAACGTCATAGATGATGTAGTTGTTGTTTGAATACTTGTGCTTGTAGACCTGTCCTACTGCTATTGACATAGCAATCCTCCTGTTTTTGTTTTGAATAACTATCTTAGAAATACGAATTGAATCTATCAACAAACCGCGCCTCTGTGAAAGTATCCTTATATGCTTTTTTAGCGTACTCGGCACAGTGGTTGTAGAACTCTTTATTGTCTCGCAAATGTGCTGCCGCTTTTCTTGCTGAAACCATGTCCCCTTCTTTAAACGACAATAACGGGAAACAGGCGGTCTGTGTGTCCATGTAGTCCCAACCTATACAGGGAATACCAAGCCTTGCACAGTTTAGCGAAAATGTCCCCGCTGCGTAGGTTCTCATAAGGTGGACTCCATATTTTCTCTTAGACAACTCCTGTATCCATTGTGTCCAATTTGTATAGGGTAGGTGTTTTATCTCCTCTATCGCATCTTCCTCTGGTCGCTTCCTGCCCATAGACGGGGCATATATCTGCTCACCAAACTCCTGTGCTATGAAAAAAGAATCTTGTCCAGAATACCACTCCGTCCAATTTCCGCCAATCATACAACCAGACCTTTGTTCCGTGGCAGTTATTGTTCTTGGCATCGCATCCTCAATCATAAGGCTCTGTAACACTTCCACTCGCTTGCCGGGGAAAAGCCCTTTGTAGTACAGACTATCCCTTTCGTTGTGGCAAAATATCATATCACACAGGTGTACAAAGTTCAGATATTCTATCTGACCCCGTATCGTTCCGTTCTGCCAAAAACTATGGTTTGCTTCCTGCATCGTTGCCCAAACCTTACAGCACGCCTTGTTCTTCTCCATGCAGATATATGCTCTCTCCGGGCACTTCTTTGGAACTATTACAATACCAAGGTCATAGTTACTATTTACCCTTTCGCTCAGATTATGATGAGTAGCATCAAGTGCTACCATCCAACTTGTATCTGTTCTACCGGCATCCGCTCTTGCTACCTTCCCTGTAAATCCATTTTCAGTGAAAAATGCTACTATCATTTGCTATACTTGTCATAAGGTTTAAAGGTGAGTAGTGTCTTCCACACCAAATGAAGGTCTCTAACTTCATGGTCTGAATAAGGTTTTTCCACTAAATCGTTTGTGATTTGCTTTATGTCGTTTTCGATGCAATACTCTATTACGTCGTTCAGTTCATACATCCTTAGTTTGAACAGATTGCTCAACCGCTGTTTATTCATTATTAGACTCCTGTACGTCTCTGTCAAGTTCTTTTTTGATAACCGCACAATATTCGTACAGTTCGTTATCTTCGCAAACCTTCAACAGGCTTGGCATCCCATTCTTCCAGCCCACTTCTTTAACCTTTGCAGCCCTTTCAAACTCTTCAAGAGTGTGAGCCGCATTTGGCGGGAGAACAGGGGTCATATGCCCCACCTCTATCATAATCGTTCCTCCGGCAATTCAAATGTGTAGTCGAATATATTTTCCAAAACATACGAATCCATGCCTCTCGGAAACAGGCGGCGTATATCTTCTCTAAACCAAAACCTCCTCAAGTCAGGTTCAAATTCAAACCAGCCCCAACCGACAAAACTCCCCCTATTGTCAAACACATTAACCGGCCCCTTCGGTGGTATGTGTTTACCTGTATGTCGGCATTTGAGGTTAAGCAATATTGTCCCACACAGCACTTAAGTCTCTCCTATTATTTCGTCAACAATTCCCCATTCCAAGGCTTCCTTTGCGGTCATAATACAACCTAACTTCTTAGCATTAACTTCTTTCGTCTTTTTCTTGGATAATAGGGTTTTCTGTGATATTATCGTCTCCAACACCTTTTGAAGCCTTTTTGTTTCAGTAAGCCCCTCTTTTAAACCCCCCAACGCCAAACTTGGCGTTGGTAGTGTTATTGCGTCAGACATTCTTTTAAAAATTTAGGTGTTACGTCAACAGAGTCAAACAAGTGGGTTAGACTAAGGTGTAGTTGTTCAAAATTATCCCGGTTCCATACGTTGTGATTGTGAGCTCCGGCTATGTGAGACTGGTACATAATCATATCTTCGTTATGCACGGCTATATTAGTCACCTGTATTCCATCATGTCCAAAGAAGGTCTTGCAGCCCCACTCTAAGCCTCTGTTGTGTTCGTAATGTGCTGCTACGTATTTTATAGGCATATATTGTATAGCCCTATGTGCTTGCGGAGAACACAACCACCCCGGATTTCTCCACCCTTGCGGGAACTCGCCTATTGACCCCATCCACTCATTGTAGCACAAGTCCAACCTTTCTCTCGCTTCATCTACATCTTGTAGTTCAAAGAACTCACATTCTCCAAACCTTTGCGGGTCTGATGTCATGTGATAATGTCCGTGTGCGTTCAAAGAAATCCAGTCAATGCTGGACAATTCCTTTATCCAATCCTTATGTTTACTTATAGGAGCAAGATTGTGGTAGTTAGATGGTAAAAATAAGTCAAACTTTACGCCAAAGTCTTCATTCAACTTTCTAAACCATGTCTCTGTTTTAGTCCCTAAGATCCTGTAATTCTGTAACGGATTGACATCGTCGCAGGATATTGTTAGTTTTAATTTGCCCATATCCAACCTTTCCAAGTCTTGTTTGTTGATTTAATTCGCTTTCTAACAATAGCACCATCTAAGTTATTAGTAGATTGAATCCCGTAATGGCAACATCTGTTGTTGAGGTTAGTTGTTTTGTAAAAACAGTTGTGCTTTTTTGAGCCATGTTACCCTTTTCCATGTCTTTTATGCACTCCTCACATTCGCAAGTGTGTGGGTTTGACTTTAACTCAATCCACCTGTCAAGGTGTGGAAAGTGTTTGCTAACAGACACATCTTTAGCATCTTTGAACACATCCCTTGCTGCTGCTTTAAACTGGTTAAACCATTCTTCAACCGACTGTTCTCTGTTTAGAGACCTCTTCAAGTTGTCGGAAGCCTTGTTCAATTTTTAATTGTTGTGTGCATCGTAGTCTGTTCTATTATTGAAATCCGGCACTAATTTTCCATTCTCTAATTTAGTTCCTATCTCCGCAACCAATACTCCTGTAACCTCACAGTACCCAAGACCGTTGTTATCACAATACCGCCTTGCATCTGCAAAGGATATACCGGGGACGTTAGGGCCTCCCCAAGTTTTTAGTTCGCCGTCTAATGGGTCAATCGCTTTTATTGTCGTTGTGTACAGGTTCAAACAGTTCCTCCTGTTGCTTTTGTCAAGACATCCATGATAGAATCTTGTTGCTCTCCCCAAAACATATCACACTTCCAAACCTTATTATCACTAAACTCTTCGTTTTTTGGAGAGCGCCATTCCCAATATCCGGGAATATTCACAAAATATGATTGCATCTTTCCGGGTTCAGAGTTGAACCTTTTGCATTTTTCTTTGATGGGGCATTTTTCGCCCTTACAGAGTGTTGTGTCCATGTTATGCGCTTGTGTGGTCTACCTTTACTTCTTTAAACCCTTCGTTGTATTGGGTATTTATCAGGTTCTTTACCTCTATCCTCAACTTGTTGTGGTCTCGTATTTGCAATGCTCTTCTCCCAACCTCTTCCAGCCCAAGTTCCCCCTCCTTTCCTTTTCTTATGTCGCTTTCCAGAGCCCAAATATCGCCGTTGTGCTTTAGTAGACTTTCAAAAGCCTCTGCCACAACCCTCTGGTCGTACTTCTTACAGTAGTCAGCGTATGAGTTTATTTCTGCTGTTGTGTCAACCCCCCCTCTGGTGTTCTTTAGGTAGGCTATCGTCCACCTATCAATGATGTCGCCAATACTAAGTTTCAAGTCTCATTCTCCCGATATTTGTTTTATTTGATCCATAACTACTTCTAATTTCACAAACGGCTCTTGCTTGAGTAGATTGCTAAAATTTTTCTTGCTTGATCTTTCCAATATGTCCCACCACTCGCCTTTATCTTTTGTTGTACACTTTCCTGATGGGTTATTTTCTCCAAGTACCCCTGTTCTTTTTTTAGGATGCCTTCTGTTATGAACATGTAGTATATTGTTTATGTTATATTGTACAAAATTGTCTCCTAACAATTGCTTTGCTATCTTTCCTATTGACACATCTTCCGAGTTGTGTATTAAAGATTTGGGTATAGTTACCCCAGACTTTAGTAAATCAGAAGTAAACCCAACACAACTCCCATCAAATCTCGGATTGCTGAATTGGATTATGTTTACATCTTCAACTGAGTTTATGTCTTCCATTTGCTGAAAACTCATATAACCTTTGCCGGAATCTGGACTGTTGAATTGCCACTCCTCGTCGTCAACAAAAGGTACATTTTCATACTTTGGATGCAAGGGGGCAAATGAATTGTCCCACAACCTACGGTCTGAGAAATTGACAATATACTTAGGTGTATTTTGTTTTACTTCTTCATGTAGGTGGTCTAACACCTGCAAGGTTTGAGAGGGCCACAAACTGTCGCACTCTCCCCACAATATAATATCGGCTTTATCGCTCCATTCCCAAGTAAACTCTCTTCTAAATGCTGCTATGTTGTAGAAATCGTCTTTGTCAGTTTTGTATTGATATATGTGGTTTGCTGGATAAAACCCCCCGACTCTGACCTTGTTCTCAAAAACATCTTGTAAATGTCTGTCTGCTTTAGAAGCAAAGCTCGAACTACCATACCTATTTTCAAAATACTCCCAGTCAATTTTTTCAAGATATTGTTGAGTAGAAAAGCAAAACACAAAAGTAACATTTTCCTTGTTTTCTACCCTATCGAGCATTTTTACACAAGATAGTACATGCTCTTCTATCATTTCAAGTTCATAAAACTGAACTAATGTTCCTATGACATACTTGTTTTTTAATTTCATAAGTTTATGTTCTTCCACTTTCTCTGCATTGTAGGTAGATTGTTATCAACTGCAAACTGTCTCAGTTCTGACAGTTCGTCATACCTGCCATTGTTTGTGGTAGCGAGTCCAAGGGTACGCACATTAAACCGAGTCGATCTACCAAGGTGCTTCATAAAACGCTTTAATACACATTCCCAGATTATGTGACGGGCTACTTTCAAATTTATGTGTTTAGTGTTTTGCTTTTTAGCACATAGACAACATTTCATTTTACTCTCCGTTGCGATAAATTACTGAAAAGGTCTTGAAACGCGCATGTCTGGGCGCAACGTCACCTATGAACCTGTCCTTCAACACTCTGTTAAATGTAGTTCTCTCTCCCTGTCTATCTGTGTCCGTAAACACCATTAGGAGGTCATCGTCGAAAAGGTTTATGTTCTCGTGAAAGCCTATCCTACCATTGCTCTCATTTCCAATTGGGCCATCAACCAGTATCATCTGATACTTGCCTCTGAGTTCCCCTAATTTTACTTCTAAGACACTTTTATCATACCAGCCGTCTACCATAGGAGCGTGGATGTAAGTGCTTGTGTACTTGCCCACAAATCGCTCATCGTGCTCGATTGAGTGCATGGTGTAGTCCTTGCTCAAGACCTCTGTGCCATACCCGCTGCCAAGTTCTAGTATGGTTGAGCCTTTGGGGAGGTTTTCCTTGATGAACTTGTACACCTCTGGGTTGATACTCCAACCCCCAAGTTTGGGTTTAGTCATTGGTCTTGGTTTTTTGTCTTTACAACAGGACATTGTTAGTTTTAATGTAATTTGTGTTCCATGTACGAAATAACAAACTCTTTAATCAACCCAGTCGGACATTCTATTTTCGTCGTAACTCACTACCTTATAAGTTTACAGATGTAACCTTCACGGTCTTGAAGAACTCGTGGAGGCGTTCCTCCAAAATTATGCCCCTTTTCGTGTCCTATTCCAGTCACATACTCAAGTTTTTTAACTCTGATCAACTGTAAGACAGCATACCTAACATCAGGTATCAAGCCCACGTCATCAAACACAAAATAAATGTCCCCATCTGCCAGCTCAAAGTTCAAAGCACGGGTTACATCAGACATAATCCCATCAAATGTGTGCATCGCATCAATAAAGAACATAGATATTGGTTTATGTTTGCAAGTAATTTCTATGTCACTTTGATACAAGTCAAGACCAATGTAGTGAATATTATCCAAATCGGCATTAAGATGCTTGGCCTCATAGAAATGATTAACAAGATTGAAAGTATAAACCTCATTAAATAAATGTGCTAAAATGCGAGTTGTTTGCCCTTTATGTGTACCAAATTCTACACAATTCTTTTTATCGAACCCTTGGAAAAAGTCCCACATATCTCTTTTAAACTTGAATGAAGTTGTGGATAGGTTTTGTTGTTTATCCTCACCGATTTCAACTAATAACTGTTCTATTGTTTTCATATATATATATATTTAGTTACAACAATTCCGCTCAACCCATTTTGGATTTTTTTATTTAATGCGATAGTTTGTGGTTGCTATTGATATTTCTAATTGTCGTGCTGCTTCATTCAAAGACATATACGACACTCCTAAAACTATACAAGTTTTTTTGTTTGGACTACTATTTCTCATTTTAATTTTTGCTTCATCAGCATGAGTTTTACCAATACTTGCCTCACTTATTTTTCTCTTTGTTTCATCACTATGAATTTTTCCAATATGCGACTCGCTCATTTTATTTCTGGCTTCTTTGCTTGGAGTTTTTCCAAAATTATGATTATGCTCTCCACGACATTTACCGTACCTTGCTTCGCTAATTTTCTTTTTATATTCCTCTGAGTGTATATACTCATTGTCCCATCCCGTCCTACGATTGTAGCACTATTTAAGTTGAATCAACTCGAAAGTAACCACTTTCTTTTCATGGTCAGAGGCTTCCTTTCGAGTTGAGTAACCTGCAATTATTTATTTGATGAAGTTTTCCTTTCCATGTTTTTTGATTGCTGACTTGATGGCATCTCCTCCACCCATGTAACCATCTTCAAGGTTATTATTTGAATGAATACCATAATAGTATTTACCATTTATCAAGTTAGCGATTTCATAGAAATAATTGTGAGTCAATTAAAGTACCTCCTGTCTTACAGTCCAAGTTTGGTTTTTACGATGTTATAATTGTATGCGAAATTCTTTTTATCATCTACTGGAAGACCCAAAGCCTGTCCAAGTCGAACAATAGTTGGTTTCTTCACTGCATATAGTTCTTTAGCAGTTTTGAATAGAATGCTTGATACTGCAACCCAATCTATTTCAGATGGTTTTGGTGGTACTGGTACATCTCCGTTATCAACCTTCACTTCTTGAATACACCAAAAATCATCACATTCGTTAGCATTTAGCAAAAAAGAGTAAGGCATCCAAAACTTGCCATTTAATCCCCAGCCTGTTCCCCAAGAGTTTTGAATCAGAAAGCACCTCTTACTGTCGTCGTATCCTATAATAGTGACAGCATGACCGCCCTGAAGACTTTCTGTCTTTTTTGGTATTGGCATGATTCCGGTTGTTTTGTCCCATGGTCCAAAAAATGAACCATACACATTGAATCCGAAACTAATTGCCGCACCTGATACCAAGGTTTGCTTGATTTCAGATTCGTTCTGGTTTACGGCTGCATACTTTACTGCAACGTTTTTTAGTCCTTCGTTGTAGGCAGTCGTAGAAGGTTTTACAGCATACTGAGAAGGATTATATGGCCAAGTTTTTTCAAGGGCCAATCCATATTTGTTCATTGCTTTAAATGCGTCCCGAATAAAGCCCCCGGAATCTTCTCCTTCCCACCCTTGCAATTTTCTCGTATTATAATATTCAAACAACCTACTTGGCTCGAAGTCGAAATTATTTACCAACTGAGAAACTTCATATCTAAAACAGGTGCAAGCACTATTAGCCGTGCAACTTCCTATGTTTAATTGGTCATAGATTGGTATGTTTGCGTCTAACTTAAACTCTGGTGGTAAAATAGCAGGTGCTGCTAAATGTCTAACTGATTTAAAGTCCCTACTGTCTTTTGGGCCTCTACGCCAGTTAAGTACTCTTGTTTGCTCACTCATTTAAAAATCCTCATATTTTTTTGAATTTCCATAAAAATACTTTGCAGTCTTCCCTATTCCTCTTGCAGCATTGGATATTGTGGTTGGTTTTGTATTATACTTTCTTGCAGCAGCATTTAAACTTTCAAACTCCGCAACAAACACCAATACTATTAAGTAATTTATCTTTAACTCTTGACAATTTTCATTCCTCGCCATTTTATTGGGTTTCTGAAAGATGTTTTGAGGTCAAATCCATTAGATAGAATCTTTTCATTGTTGGTTTTACTACTATGTATTATCTTCTCCCGTCCAAGCCACTCTCCCAACATTATCCACACCTGTGCCGAAAACGTTTGCACGTGCGACCGTGCTTTGTTCTGCGATTTTCTATTTATTTAATATTTTAGTGAAAATCTTATTCAATATTTCTATGCAACTTGTATCTGTTCGTCCTGCAATCATAGTGCTTTCATATAATTTGTATGTGGCTGTTATTTCTTTTTCTTCACTTTTTGTTATTAGGTCAAGGTTAACTACTTGCGAATTATTTAAGTCGTTTGGTTCAAATTTCTCCAACCCTTCACCGTACTCCCTTCTGTTATCTCTGAACACGTCTCTTGACACATCAGTAAGTAAGTAAGCAAAAAATAAATCTGCACGGTTTTGGGCAAACATATTAAGGTACAAGCAATGAAAAGTAGTCAAATTTCTTACTTCTGCTTCATTTCGTACAAACCGCAAACCATTCCTATTAAAAACATTCACCCAAATAGGCGATGGTGGACGATTTTCAAGAGCATACCAAGGCGTTCTGTGGCTTGTGAGAAATTTTTGATTTACGCCCAATTTCTCTCCCAATTCAATGTACGCTTTTACATTTTCATTTTTCAAATCAGTTCCATTGAACAAGAAAACCTTTTTGTCTTCTTGTACGGCTGTCTCAAAATCTACTTGTGTAAAAAAATGAGTATTGGCTTGCAAGGATTTTGAAATACAGGGCAATAAAAATCTATCCTCTATGCCAAATTCCTTTTGTTTGGAACGGTTGAATGTGAAATAATCATTATCACCAGTCGCAATTCCTCGCACAACTTTGCCGTACATACTGAGGGGTACTAAGTTTTTATAGGCTTTACCGTTTTGAACTTGATAATAACCTCTCCATTTAACATTTGGGTCTAACTCTGAAAGGTTTACAATTTTGTCAGCCTTATCAAAGGTGAGGTTTAATTTTATTTTAGTGCTCAGTTCTTTTAATTCGGCTGTTGATTTGATAGTAATAAATTCAACACTTTTATTTCTGCTGTCATT